CCCCATATGCAAAAAATTAAAGAACGCTTTTGGGCCAAGGTTATTAAAACAGATTCGTGTTGGCTTTGGACGGCCGGTAAAAACAAAGGTTATGGAGCGTTTGCTCTTACCCATAAACAACAAAAGAAAGCGCATCGTTTTTCTTGGGAAATGGAAAACGGCCCAGTCCCAAAAAATCTTCAAGTCTGTCACAGGTGCGACAATCCGCTCTGCGTCCGTCCAGATCATCTTTTCCTTGGTTCTCATGATGAAAATCACCGAGACAAAGTCGAAAAGGGCCGATCGCCAAAAGGATCTCGAAGCGGTCGAACGTTTCTGACAGAAAACGATGTCTTGGACATTAGACATTTTGCAAAAGACGGGTGGCCTAGTGTGCTTTTGGCAGAACTTTATCACATCAAAAAAGAGACCATAGATGCGATAAGACAACGAAAGACTTGGACTCATCTATAGCCCCCTCTTATCTATTCTTCGGGATATTCTTCATGAGGCAATGATTCAAAGTGCATGAACAAAGCATGCAGGGCGCTTGCGAGCACCCCTGCATCCTTTGAATGAACTGCATTGATCACTTCTTGAGCAAGAGTGTGCACCTCATTTGGCGCTTCCTTTTGCTCATCCTCTCTTGGGCCCATGATCTGGGTTAAAGATTTCTTGCGATCAAAGAGTAACATCTGTTTACACCGCCGTTGAGTTGCTGAGGAAGAACGTCATATGCACAACCTCTCCGGGCTTTGGAGTCGCCGCTGAGAAGATGCCGTTCGTCGATCCATAGTAACCAAACTGAACCGCAACACTCGCATCTGTACTTGCCGTCGTTGCTGTTTGCGGAATCGTACGAACACCAATTTGGTTATCGACGATAAACGCATCAGCAGCTGCAGGAAAGAGCTGAAGCTGAGTTCTTGAACCCGTTGCACTGGCCGTGACCTCGCGGAACTCGCAAGAAAAGCCAAGCAAGCGGTTATAAGTATCAAGTCTTGGACCGGTGTTGTTTGTAAAACCAAACTGCACACGGTACCGGCCGCCAGTTGCGATGAGCGTGTTCGCAGGTTGAGTCAGTGCATTCGTTCCCGTTGAGAGCGTTAACACTTGCGTGTTCGCGTTCATGCTCGAGATCGTAACGCCAGTCCCAATCGTTGCCGTCGAACCAGAAAGATCCATGCCGTTGAAAAGACCATAGAACGAAGTGATCGAGCTCACCGAAGTGCTCGAAGCCACCGTGTTCCCTGTCAATACAATGCTCTCATGATTGATCGCGCAAATGCCCTTCGAGTTGATTGGATCGAGCTGAATGTTCCCGCTCGCATCAAACACACCACGAAGGAAGAGCTGAACAACGTTCTTCTCCATCGCAAAATTCACGGCCGTATAATATCTATTTGCCATCTCTACTCCTTAACTAGGTTCTAAGCCTAGAGGGCGGTTAATACGTTACCTGTAGCCCCCCCAAGTAACGAATAGAGCTTGATCGGCTCACCAAGAGCACGTATGTAGACTCTATGTTTAATAAACAATTTCACAAACGGTTTTGGAACAAAGTACAGAAATCTTCGCCGAATGAATGTTGGCTGTGGACTGCCGGCAAGAATAAACGGGGCCAAGGTTTTTTCCGAGTTAATTACAACAAGCGGAAAATGGACATGGCTTACCGCGTTTCTTGGATGATTGAGCATAAGACGATTATTCCCCATGGAATGGAGATTATGCATTCTTGTGACAACCCATCTTGCGTTAACCCAAAACATCTCGCGATCGGAACGCATGCCGAAAATATGCGAGACATGATGGGCAAAGGTAGACACCGCACGGACAACAAAAAAGGCGAAGAACATTATTCTGCCAAGCTGTCTGAAGCAGACATCAAGAACATTCGTGCGTCCAAGCTTTCTCAAACAGCACTCGCAAAGCAATATGGCGTTAGCCAACATTGCATTTGGTGTATTGTGAGAAGAAAATCCTGGACGCATATATCTTAATTCTCCAATAATATCAAACAGTTATCAGACGCTGAGTTTAACGAACATGCTATGGCCCGGAGCTTTACATCCAAGTTGACCATAACCAGCTAAGCGGAACTCAAATGCATCGGCAGAAGTTTGACGTAAGAAGCTAACTCCATCGTCATCAACCACGTGAGGCATTGATTTCAAGCTGTAAAGGGCAAAGTCTTCCATCGTGAGGAGGTAAGCGGCGTAGGGCGGACAGTTGCGATCCGCAATTACGGTGAAGTTACTTCCAGCACCTTGGATATTGATCCCTTTAAAGTACACATGCGCAACGCCGTTCTCATCTTGAGGACCTTGGATCTCGGTCTCGAAGATGTTACGTGCGGCCATGGCTTTTTGCAGAGCTGCATAGGCATTCGGACCTACGAAACAGTGTGAAGGATATCCACCCTCCATGAACAGGTTCGTCGAAGCGTCGTAAAGAGCTTCCTCAACCGACTGACCGTTTTGCGAGCCATCGTAGTAACCACCACCAAGGCGCCATACGTCTTGCGAGCGGTTCACACCAAAGAACACATCACTAGAAGAAATGTTCTGAGAGTTACCAACCCAAGCCTGAAGCCCTGTTAAGGCAACCGGATAGTTGCTGCCAGAGATCGTCGGACCATTTAAGGGAGAGGTACCAGAGATGAACAGGTAATCGTGTGCAACCCAACCAGTTAAGTTAGCCGGTGTGGTGGCGGGGCTTGCGGAGGTGGCATCACCAAACGTCAAGATCCCTTTACCGCGGTTAATGCTCTGGAGGTAACCAACGCCTGTGCGCTGAGTGACCGTCGTTCCTTGCGTAGGATCTGCACTCGTTGCGTAGTAGACCTGACCGGCTGTGAAGTAACGAGCATCGGTCGGATTAATGAGCTGCACTTGACCTGCAGTGAGCGAAGAGGAGGCAGAGCCTGTCGTTTGAACCTGACCGATAGAGCCAGAGCCAGAACGATAGAGCTGTTGCGAGACAAGGTTTGTTACACCTTGAATGATCGCATCCATCTGAACCACTTGACCGTTAACAAACGAGCCCATGTTGTTCGAAGCCGAGAGCATCGCTTGACGGTCGATCACATGAACACCGTAAACAGATGCACGAGTCAGCATGAACTTCACAAACCGAGCAGGACCTAAGTTACCCGCTGTTCCTGAACCACCGTTGATCAATTGGTTAGGAAGTTGAGCGTTCGCAAACGTGTTCGAGATACCGCTTGGAGTCTCAACCAGCACAGGCAAGGGGTAAGTCTCACCAAAGAAGTCTTCCTTCTTGCTCAATAAAGAGAAGAGGGGGTTGTTTTTGTAATAGAGAATTCCTAATTTTTGACCATCGTAGATCTGCTTAAGGATCCCCGAGATCTCCTGCATCCCAAGGACGCCGGATGTATTGGCTGTAAATGGGCCGTTGGCAACACTGCCCGCGCCCTCCGAGTACTGACCAATAAATGATGTAACTGTAGCCATTTAAAAAACCGCCTTATGCCCCTCGTTGGGACATGAAATTGGCCAAGATCTGAGCAATGCGCTCTCCCTCCGGAGGGCGTGTGGATTGCTTTTGAGTCTTTGGACCTAAATTGTTTGTAAGTGTCTTCGGCGGCTGACTTGTTTCCTGCTTCTTTGCTAACTGTTCCTGCATGGGCTTTGGAATCGTGTTCCAAAACGCTTTAATCTTATTCTTGTCCTTTGCGGCCAAGTACTTCTTCTCTAAATGCTCTTCCACCTTGTCGGCAGCATCGGCAATGCTCATCACCTTACCAACGCCCGTCTCCGGGTTAATCGTCCGCGAGTAGTGCTCTTCGATCACGTCAAAGATCAACTCATGAGCGTTTTCGAAATCGATCAGCTCATAACGATTCGCATTTGATCTTACATACTCGTTAATCTCAGTCTTAAACTCTGAGACCGCCTTTTCCTCTTGCTGACTCACCTGCTTCTTTTGATGCTCGAGGGCTTGTTCTTTCTCTTGTCGGAGTTGAGCCTTGTGCTCCTCTAACTCGGCCCTTAGACGCTGGATCTCAACGCCTGGAGGGATCTCTCCATCTTTTAAAATGGACTCCGTTAGTTGATCATAAGATAAGCCTAAGACCTCAAGAGCCTTCTTAGGATTAGTCTTAATCGACTCGAACTCCTCTAGCTTTTTAAGCTTCTCTTGCAACTTCTCTTCTTGAGACTTAGCCATCCGCTCCCGGTTTAACGCTTGCCGCTCTCGCTCCATGAGAACTTGAAGCTTGGGCGAAACGCTCTCCTCTGTTTTCGCCTGTAGACTTGGAGCCTCTGGCTCCGCTGCCACCGGTTGTGGATTACCACCGTCTAAGATTTGGCCTGCTTCTGTAAGAGACATGCTGCTCATATCCTTTCTCTTTAGGGGCCTCTAACCAAGATTGGCTTGAGGCGTGTTGGGAATTAAATTGTTCTGTGGAGTCGGCATCGGGCTCGCCATCGGCTGGACCGGAGGCGCTTGTGCGGCCATCTGTGCCGCTTGAGCCTGAGCTTGAAGGACGTCAATTTGCGTCATGAACTGACGAAGTAAAGAGAGCTTTTCCTCGCCGAGGTTGTTCAGCTTACCTGCCGCATAGTACTCAAGCGCAAGCTTTCTTGCGGGGACAAGATCATCAAACGGCTCTGCTGGGGTAAGCTTACCATCTTCCACGATCTCATCTAAGATGCGGTGAAGGTAATCAAGAGTGGCGTTAGCTAGGTTCTCCTCAGCCTCTAGGTCTGGGTAATCAAGGAGACGCCGACCGGCTTGAGGGTCAATAAGCCCCGCTTGCATCATTTCTTGGATTGTAGCGAGCCGTCCTTCAGGATCATTCGGTAGTTTACTGACAGGATAGATTTGAAGTTGGAATTCATCGTCTTCCATATCGACTTCTCGCCAGTCGATGGTCTCGATAAAGCGTTTACCAGGGACTTTAACGGTCAGTTTCCCGTTCTCCTCGTAAGCTTTTTTAGCAACAGCTATTGTAATTTTCGCTAAATCGACAAAGAATTGCTCATATGCCTGTGCTACGGTCTGAAACCTCTGCACCTGGATGTCATCAACAGCCCTCAGGGCTTTCCCTGAGTCCACGCCAAGCGGCTTTAATCCGGCAGAGGATAGCTGATTTACTCCAACGAGTTCATAGCCTGACATTTTCATGTTCGACAGATGTTGATAAATTTCAGGCTGCACTAATTGAGGGACTATGTATTGCGGAGCAGTGTCGCCCGCGTATTCCATAATCGTCCCGATCATATTGTCGAAGTGACTCTTGACTACTTTCGAGCCCGCTTTGACGAAGATCTTATGAGTTCCACCAAGATATAATGACCTTTGAATTGAAATAAGAGTCCGGTTGATCTCGACTTGAGTCGGGACAAGCTGCTCGGCCATGCCTTGTGAGAAGAAGCCATACACACGAGGGTTGTGGCGGTAAATGGCAAACGGAAAGAAATCGTTTTCATAGTCCTCATTACAAAGAATTGAGTTTTCGGTGACAATTACGTGGCGTCCCGGTTGGTCTCCAACGGGTAATCTCCAGGCTTCCACCACTGTAACGGTATCTGAGACAGACCTTGCGCTCGTCGATATGAAAGTAGAAGTAGAAGACATCTGCGCAATATCTCGGGCCTTGTCCGGCCAATTTTCCATAAGCTCAGTGCGATCAATGTTTTTGATTCTAAATAAGCTTTTTGTAGATTCGGGTCCGTAATGGCTCTCAAGGTAATCAGCCAAGAGCTCATAAGGGAGGACTCGCTCATATTTAATTTTCCCAGACTCTTCATAAGGATGGATAATTCCCTCTCCGAAAATTGCTCCATCTCGAAAAGCCTTTGGACCCATTTGGTAGATCTTGTTTTCATAAAAGAGCCCGTAACAAAAAGAGTCTAGCTTCTTGGCCTTTCGCTGGAGCTTGGAGTCTCCGGCCTCGGTAAGGAACATGGGCTTTGGTTTGTTTTGAGAGATTCGAGCTGTGAGGGTGTCAATACAGGATTGAACAATGTTGTACGTGAGCCTCTCTCGCATGGGGGCAGAGGGTCTGCCACTATTTGCGAGCTGATAGCCATTCCAGAACGTTGGCGTCCAGGTTCCATATAGCTTTGCATACGTGTTGTAAGAATCAATTCTCCCCCTATCCGCATTAATAATCGCATTCACCTGTGACATGACAGCCCCAGGCAAGAGCTTCTCATCGGCAAGCCACCATCTCACCCCACTTGCCACAGTCTTTGACTGGGGAGGCTTCTTAGGCGTCTTACCTTTTTCAGTAAACTGAGTGTAATCAAGGCTTTTAACGTCTGACATTAAAGTGCTCCCTCACCAGTTAAAGGAAGCTCCGGCTGATCCACAGGCTGATCAGGACTCGACCAGTTAAGGATCTTGTCCTCATCCATAAGAGAGTCCGCCCTTAGATCTACAGGCATCGCCTCTTCTTGCTTTTTAAGAGTGTCCGCTATGATCTCAGTCGAGGTGTCAGGTGCAAGTGGTACCGTTTGCGTTACAGGTTCCACGTGGAATGAGATCTTAAGTCCATCCAATTTGATATGGCGAACCTGGTTGGCCCTTAATAAAGGGAGGAGCTCCGAGAGCGTAGGGAGAAGATCTGAGAGGTATATTTTATCAATCATCCTCTCTTTCTCAGGTGGGGCCTATAAGGTGAGCCGGGGGCCCGTTTGTGGCTTGAGGCAGGATTCGATACCTGCAACTTAGTCGAACTTAATCAACCACTCTCTTCTTTGAGCTACCCTTACCACTGGTACCCCGGCTCTAAAGTCTATTCTATCGTTAAATCTTTAGCGTCCACAATTGCAGCATCTGCGTTTTGCACACGGACACAGTAGATATCGTACTCAGGTCTATAGCCTAGGACTGTAGCCTTTAGCTTCTCACCTGTGAGCGGGTTCGTGTAGATGACCCTTTGGCCAGCTTGATATTTCATACGTAATCATCCTTCGAGAAGTCCCAAACATCATCGTCAACATCAATTTGAGCGTCAAGATGATGCGGGTTCTGGCTTACCCTTACCTGCTCCTCTAACCGCTTAAGATGCTGAGGCTCCCAGACCTCTTGTCTGGTCCAATCGATCTTCTCCGGTAGGACGGGCTTCGTATGTAGATAAGGGTGTGTATAACGCCACAAATAGAGGTGAGCATCGCACAAGTGATTATCTAAGTTCGGGTGCTCTTTCCTCGGGACCTTGATCTTCCCGTTATCGGTCTCCCAGACTAGACCTTCCATTTCTTTTTTAAGGTCTTCGGTTTGAGGGAGAAAACAAATGCGTCTTTGAATAAGGTCACTGTTTAACAGGTTAATCCAGTGCTCCTTCCCTGTCTTATCAGCTGGAATGACATTCACGTTATGCCTTGTGTTCATCTCAGCGATTGCCATCTTCATAGAGCCATCGATGATCTTCGCCTCGAAGTTATAGATTTTATCTAGAGCTTTGACCTTCTCTGAGACGGCCGTGATGTCCATTTGGAGATGCTTTTCAGTGTGAACTACGAATAGTAAGGGAGAGGCATCATTGTAGCCGGCCACAACAAAAGCCGACGGGTCAGGAGAGTGCCCCAAGTCTATACCAAGAACATACCTATAAGGAGTGTCAAATATCGGAAGGCCATTAATGTCATTGTGTCCTCTTTTAAACTTATAAACAAGAGCGTCTTCATCGATGACCCATCTGTTTAGGTACCATTGCTTGAAGAGAGCTGTCTCCATAAAGAGAGGACGAGCCGTCCTAATTTCTTCAATTTCCTCAGTCCATTGGGTTTTGACGTGGGGATTATCGTAAGCTGTCCATGTATGTAGGGACCAGCCGGGCTCTCGATGATTTGAAATATCGTAGAACAATCCTCGAGTGATGTTACTAGCTGTGCCAAGTAAGCATATTGTTCCTCGCTGGTCAGCTGTTGCCGGTTTAACAACTCCATAGACCAGTTGATGCATATTGATGGTGTACATTGAGGCTTCATCGATCACCACAAGCTTGTATTTCTTACCGAGGAGCTTGTTCATCTCCTGCTCATCCGTATCGGCTCCAGTCACCCAGATGACAGATCCGTTTGGGAAGGTTGCGGTAAGTAGAGTTTCATTGAACTTAATGTTTAGTTTATATTTCCGGTCAAGCTCTCTTAGGATGTCTTTCCAGATGATTCCATGAGCACTTTGGCGAGTGAGTCCAATAAATAAGCAATTAGAGCCAGGATGGCGTAAGGCGGTATCAACAAGATATAGCCCACCTGTATAAGACTTCGCAGCACGACGTGTACAAAAGAGGGCTTTAAGCCTCGCTTGATCCTCGATGAAGGCGAGCTGCTGTGGGAAGGCGGCTTCGTGGAGGTTGAAGGCTTTCGACTTCTTTTTAAGCGCCCGGTGGTATTTGACAAGGATATCACTCAACCGATTCTCCGCTTAGCTATCTCCACATACTCTTCATTCATTTCAATGCCGATGAACTGCCGCCCATGTTTGATACAAACAACACCCGTTGTGCCTGCGCCAAAGAATGGGTCTAAAACTGTGCCGCCAACGGGGCATCCGGCCAAAATGCAAGGCTCAATTAAGTTTGGAGGAAAGGTTGCGAAATGTGCGCCCTTAAAAGGTTTGGTTGTCACAGTCCAAACGGATCTTTTATTTCTTCCTTTGCGAGACTTGGTAAATCCACCACTATTAGAGTTGTCTTTTTTCATTGCTGTTAGTGGCGTAATTCCACGCCCACGCGTCTTGCCCTTATTTGTCGTCGCAAAAGGCTCAAGAATGGCAATGCTGTCAAAGTAGTATCTTGGCGACTTGCTTAAAAGAAAAATATATTCATGTGCTTTGGTACATCTGTCTGTAACAGATTCGGGCATCGGGTTAGGCTTATGCCAAATAATATCCTGTCGCAAATGCCAACCATCCTCTTGTAGAGCAAAGGCCACACGCCAAGGAATCCCCACTAGATCTTTTGGTTTTAGACCATGAGGCGGCTTGGTCATTCTGCGCTGATGTTTCACAATATGAGAAAATGGATTTTCATCAACGGTGTTGTCGGTTGTCCCGCCGGCGCGCGCATAGCTGTCCCCAAGGTTCAACCAAACTGTCCCGTCATCTTTTAAAACGCGTCTCACCTCGCTAAACACCTCGACTAGTTTTAAAACATACTCGTGTGGCGTTTTTTCTAAACCAAGCTGTCCACTTATACCATAATCTCGCAAACCCCAATAAGGCGGCGAGGTAACACAGCATTGAACTGAGTTCTCAGGCAAAGTCTTTAGCACCTCGAGTGAATCGCCGTGGATGATCATGCGATATCTTTAGACGTGATCTCACCGTTTAAAATCTTAAGGTGAACGCGTCTTTCAACTTCTAACTCAAAGGCTTGATCTGGAATGTCTGAGAGAGAGTGCTCTACAGCTTTGCGTTTAGCGAGCAGATAGCTTGCCGCATCTTTAGCTGCACTGACTCTAAGCTCTGGTGAGATGATATCCACTTCATATGGACTACCCTCAGAGGTGTACATGGTCTTAGTCGGCTTATCGTAGCCAAGCTTGTCCCAACGGTTTGCGCAAAATAATAAGAGGACTTCAAATGGATCAATTTTAAGCTCATGCGCCTTAAGTGTGGCGTCCATTCTAGGCTTGCTAAGTGCTCCCTTTGGTCTAGCCATACATTACCCTCCTAAATGAGAATGACTATCGATATTATGTTGGCTCCAGCTGATGGGTTCGAACCAACGACCTTCGCCTTAACAGGGCGCTGCTCTGCCGCTGAGCTAAGCTGGATCTTCTGTTTCATACTTTCTGCCTAATCCTCATCTGTCTAAAGTGCTGACGGGAGTTGACCGTGTTAACGATTCTCTTTGTCTGCTTTAGCTTCTCTTCACTCATGACTTGGTTCTCAGGCTCTTTATGAACTCGCTGTTTAAGCCTTTTAATTTCTTTCTCGCTAGAGAGCTTAAATCTGCCCATCGATAACCTTAGGCTTCTTCCGCTGTAGGGTGAGAACGGGTTCAGGTTCATCGTTATAGAGCTCAATTGAGGACCAGTTACCGGTACCAACAAGGTGACGGCGTCCTTTATCGGTTACGACATAGATTGATCCAGAGGGAACGTGGAACCAAGCTTCCCAGCCACCTAGGTCTGGCATCATGAAGGCGTTTCTGGGCTTAGGTCCTATCATTGGATCTGACACACAGCGGAACATTTTGATACGCTCCCACTCTAAGAGCTTGATATTACTCATAATTTACATTTCCCCCTTTGGTTCATAGTGATCTAGATGTGGTAGGACCTGGTAAAAGCGGTCCCGGACCATAATCGTTTCAGGCGCATAGACGTATTCTTTGAAAAATTCTCTCTTTTTCCTAATGATCTTCCGGGCTCTATCGGTCATGTGGGTGACGAGGATGGGTGACTCTGGAAGGGCCTTGATTAGGAGCGTTCTTGCAATTCTTTCATACTTAAAGGCCTCCTTCACATAGACGT